GCTGCTGTCAATACTAGCTGTGAGTGTTTACGAAGACGTTCAGGATTTCTTTTACCTGGACGCTCAAAGTGAGCATTCATATAAGGTAAAGGCAAATACTCAATCTCTGTTAACTCGGGCAATGTTAGTTCACGTTGGTCTGCTTCGGCAGACTCGATAGCCTCTAGGATTGGAAGTGTTTCATACATCTTCATTCCAACGCTGTTTAAGGCGTGGACGATAGGATGGTAAAATGTACCTCCGTACCCAATCAGCATATCAGAGTATGCGACCCCCGCTTGCTGCAACTTTGTTTCTAAATTGCTTGAATAGCAAAGTTCATCAAGTTTCCTTATTAATTCTTGGAAACCCTGAATTCGTACTCTCGCGACTTGTTTGCGAAGTGCGTTAAGAAGGGATGTCTCTTCTAAAGCGTTACCCAATCGGCCTTCAAGCCATGCGGGGCGCCCAAGTGACTTTTCCCACAAAAGGATTTCTAAAAAATATTTTCCCTTCGGGGTTAAGTATTGAGGAAGGGCTAACTCTCTGCTAGCCAGAAGAAGTTTGGACTCGACGAGGTATAAAACCAAGTCAACATAGTTATAAATTGATTTAGAAGAAATCATTAATAGGTCAAAAGGTATTCCACTAATCTCGTGATTGTTAACGCCTAGGCGTTTAGCAAACTCGAAGATTGGTTGTTTACTTTTCTTTCCATTATATAATTTCGACTTTGTCATATTTATTTCTATACCCAATTCATCTAAAAGGCATGCGTAAGCTTTAGCTACGCCCTTATGCCAAATTACTATATCATCTCCTAAAATTTGGTACCCTTTGAAAGGTCGGTAATCGTTGAAATGACGGAAACTTGCAAACCAAACGAGGTGGTGGTGGAGTAGAGTACAGGTTGCCCACGAGGATAATAATCCAAGTGGTTGGCCTACTACCCAACTTACCATCTCCCCATTTGGGGCGCGAAATTCCCGATTTCCAACAATACCTTCCCAACATTGGGCCAAATCATGGGATGTATAGTAACTTAACATTATGGTTTGTAACCTTAACGGGACTCGGCAAGTGAATTTACTTATGTCGTAACTCACCATGAAACGAACTCTCTTGGAAAGTATTCTTTCGAATGCTTTACCTTGATTGTAAGTTCCATCGGTAGAGAGACGGCTTAGTATCTTCATTAGCCAGTCATGTAAAGGCTGTAAACTATTCTGAGACCAATAGTCACCAATTGCGAAAAGTCGGGTCTTTCCTGCCCTTTCGGAAGCAAGTGATAGTTTACCAGTTATTAATGATTTTGGAAGTGGTAATTCTCGACATTGGTTTGCGCACCACACCATATTTTGGGTTATATGTGTCTGTGAAAGCAGCACATTAAATCCATGTATGGCTTGGGCCAAGCCACTGTTCTGAAGAACCGCTACCGAATCATAATGACTTGTAACTATTGCTTGTCCGTTAGGACCAGATCGAATCCGGCCTATTAACTCTTGGCTACCTGTTAGTTTCGGAAGGGAAAGGTAGAGTTTTCTCACAAATGGAGAATCTTGAAGAAATTTAAGAAACTCTTTTGTGAACTCACCCAAATCTCTTGTTCCACTATAAGGTGTGACAATTGGGTCTAAGTCTAGCTCCGGCTTTAGCCGAATGGACTCGTGTAACCTAGTTACCGAT